TGTGAGTCCGTGTTCGTGGTCTATGAATTGGTATTTTTCATATGACTTGGCGAATTCCTGGATTTGCTCACTAGTTAGTGGTGGTTCGCCATTTATCCAGTCACAGTCTTTTGCTCCTGGTATCATGACTGGGGCGGTTAGTAGGATTGTGCCGTCTGTTAGTGTTTTTATTGTTTTCATAAGCATCAATTTCCGAAAACCCCTTATGTTTTTGTGGGGCTTTCTATTATACACTCAAAGCAGTTTAAAAAAAAGGTAGTAAAGAAAAAAAGATTAAACTAAATTGTTACGATAATCAAAAAAAGGATAAAAAAAATAAGAAATAAAAATTAAGATGACTTTGTATTGATTGGCACAAGGTCAGACTCCCTGAAAGGACTAAAACTCGGTGCCATAAAACCATACGGAATCACAAACGGAGCATTACTACACCTACAATTAATCCACTCCTCCAACGGACCATTAGTGTCACCAGGGTATTCAAGTCCATTACTATACTTGCCCCCTATTGGTATGATTTCACCATCCACCTCGGCATGACTATCACGTGTCCTGTCATCATTCGCGGCGATCCATTGTGTGTATTCAACACCGAGATTATTATAGGTTCTCATCACTGCATTGTTATGAGCGTTATGGATTTCTGTCCGTGCTATCCTCTTGGCTTCCCATGTCTCTAATTGGTCGAATCGTTTCTGAAGCATACCTGCCACTACATTGATTCCTTTACCACTGGTGTATCCATCGGTGATTATCTGATTGATTTGACTGGTGACTCTTGCAAGTGTCCTCTTACTTGCTATGAATGTTTTCTCAAGGAGTTCGTCTTCAGCATCATGTAGGGTTCCGAATAATTGGTTGCTTTGTTTCTTGATTTTTGCTCGGATTCCTTGTAGGTTAATTGCTTTCATTGAAGCATTATCAGTGATGTTTTGTACTATTCGTTCTGCTTCACTTGAACCTAACCTGTATTGGCGGCGAATATACTTCTCAAGTATCCGATTGTATTCTTCTTCAGCATCAAGGATTGGTTTTGTGATTAAGTTGATTTGACCTTGCAGTAACTGGTAATCACTCCAGTATTCAGTTAGGTTTTCTTGCACCTCTTCACTTACTTGTTTGAATAACTTGACAATGTCCCTTGTCATTGCCTTCTCATTATTCAATCCTCGTTTATTCGCTACTTGTGAGGCTAATATCTGTCTCTTTGCTTTCAATGATTGGTTCTTCATTTGGTTGTGCCTCTCTTCTTAATTCATCTTCCAAGCTTCCAAGTATACTGTCAACTTCCAACATAGGATTAGATTCCGTATTATTCCAAATCATTTCTAATGGTTGACCGTTAATGTACCTGGCATTCAAGTAGTAATCATCAGGGTCTTCTAGGGTTAGTCCGAATTTGTTTCCGAAGTTATCGATTAATTCTTTGATTGTCATTGCTCCTCTTTGGAATAGGAACTCGGCAAGGGCTAGGTCTTTGGTATAATCAATCGGTGCAACATCTTCAATGCAGAACCGCCAACTGGTGATTCCTAATTCGGTTCCGATTTGATTAATCAATGACTCCATCTCGGCTTTGATTGGAGCAATAGTACCGTATTTGTAACTGCTCATAGTCGCTTCGGAGTTACTGCCGTTTAGGTTGCCACTATCAAAGACGCCTAATCTTGAAGGGTCCATGTGGTGAGCATGGATAACCTCATCACGGGTATCCTTACGATACATACGGAAATGACCCTCCTCGGTCTGCACACTCAAGGGTGTAATTTTAAGGTCTACATTTCCTTCTTCACCCTCTGATGGGATTGTGATACATATAGCGGAATGTGGATTACGGATGACTTCCTTAATCTGCTGACCAATCTTATAACGAAGTGTTTGTGTGATGTCATAATCTTCATCATCTGGATCTACATCGTAATCTGCGAAGTCACCAGTCACAGTTATAGCAAACTTAGGCATACCATAATTGTCAAAGAATGCATTGTTATACTTGACTGCACCAATGTCTCCCTTGATACTGCCAAGACAGGATACGATTGGTGGTCTGCCATAATAATCAGTTCCTGGTGCATACTCCATACTCCACAGTAATTCGTTGGCTTTCTCATGAGGCTCCAATGAATTATATGGGTGGAACTGTCCAGTATCCGCATGAACATCACACTTGTTACCATACTCATCATAGTTCTTGCCGTAGATTACGAACCATACACGTTTGCCAGAGGGTGTAGTGTGCAATACTCTTTTAAGGTCGGCGTGTCTGCGGAGAGTCTGAGCCGGAATATGCTTCAACCTGATAATATCAGAATCAGACTTATCCTCCCTTATCACTTCCAAAGCACCATAACCGATTGCTCTGCGGTCATACACTAACCGTTGCAAATGAGTATTAATACTTGGAGTACAATTATCTAACACAGTAATGAAGCGTTCCTTTTCCGCCTCAATAGGTTCCACATTCTCAACTGGTTTCAATGTGTAACTGATACCGCTGACATCCATTGCGACCGCTTCAACACAACTCGCATGATAAGTGTACAAGTCTAGTAATGCTACAAGGTCGTATGGGTTGTACTTTGGATTGAGAATGTTATGTCCAATACGGAACATCTCATCCACAACCTGCTTACTGCCAGTTGCTGGCTCAATGTCTGCTTTCATTGCATATTTATTGATTTCTAACTGGTCGATAACATGGTACTCGTTCTCGTTGTCGATTGTCACTATAAAACTATCAGATTTCTTTGTCATAATATATCACGCATTAATCTTTTGTCTTCTTCGGCTTAACCTGGAACCGAATAAACCGCCACGCCACATATCAGGGCAATGGTCATCCACCTTCAAAGGCTTATCCTCGCCACGTTGTTGGGCTTTGGTATCCCAACAGTAAGTTTGAGCTTGGGTAATACTGTTCTTGCAGGATTCATGAATAAAGAACCTTTGATTGTTGAACAGGTCCTGTATCCTTGTTATGTCCTTGAAGGTATCAGGGGCATAGGTTCGTACTTTCATCCGTATGCGGGGGTCTTGTTTGCATTGGGCTTTTAGACTTGCGGCATCGTGTGGCAAGTAGATAGTGCTTCGTTTACCTAATCCATACTTGTCTTGCAGTCGGAGGATATCATTGACTCTGTCACTATCTGATTGGGCTACTCCTTTCACGGTTGCATCGTAATAGGTTTCTTCTTGCAGGTAGTAAGTGTTACCCTCTTTTGTATTCTTGACTATCCCCATCACTCCAAAAGTTGTCACAGTAGATACACCATAGTCACAACAGATATTAATCTCATCGAAGGTTGAAGTTAGATCGTCATGGAAGACATGGATGTTTTCGTCGAAGCTGTCATAGATTACTCCCTCGGCGATTACCCATTCTCCTAGTATGTTTCGTTTGTAATTGACTTGGCTTTTCCGATTAACTCTCTTCAACTCTTCAATGTATCTTTGGCTTAGGTGGAGGTTGTCTTCTAGTGTGAAGTGCCAACACTTAACAGTTCCTGAGTCAAGTAACTCTTGGTTGGTTATATAGTCAGTGTAAATAAAATGATAAGGTGATTCTGGGTTCATTGTCCAGAACATTTGTGCTCCATCCACACTGCACCTTGTGATTGCCATCTCAACAGTGGATTTACTAGCGGATGTTATTTCATCGGCGTACCATCCGCCTACTGTCATTCCCCTTACTTTCTCGGTTGCTCCCTCGTCACTGAAACCAATTAGCCATATCTTGTTGCCGGCTATTTCAATGTAGTTGTCGAACTTCCGATAGACATAAGGTATTCTGCCGTCTATCATACGGATTAGGTCTCTGACTACATTCCTTTCAATAGTATCCCTTGTTTTGCCACTTATCATGAATTCGTAGTAATCGGATTCTAATACGAATAGTAGGAAGCGGAATGTTGCTGCGATTGTCTTACCACTCCTTACACTTCCATGTGCAATATTGATGAATGCATCGCTATCGTAGATGAAGCTTTGTGCTTTGTAGCTGAAGGCTCCAAGGTGCAAGATATTATTATTGTTGTTGTTTGTGTTTGTCCCATTCGGCTTTGCTTGCATGGAATGCCTCCAATAAATTATCCACGTTAGAGTATTCTACTTTGGTTTCTGCATCAACATCTGCTTTGACATTATAATTCTTGTCTTTACCAGTTAATTGAAGTAAACTGTTGACTGCATTGTTTCTTCCTTTGGTTGCGGATTCTGCTTGATGTGGTGTGAATTTTCCCATCATCTTTGCGTTTTCAACAGATTCATCCACTTCTTTGAAACCTCTTTTGACACATTCATAAAAATAAGGTAAGTCTTCGGTTAATTGTGCTGCAAGGTTTTCTTCAGCTAATCGGTTAACTTCATTCCTTTTGCTTGACCTTCTCGCATCCCAGTTATGTTTTTCATCGCAAGAAGTGTTAGTGCCTTTGCTCCATTCTTTTAATTGATTGTGTGAAGGAGGTTTATGATTCTTGACATCATAAGGATGAAAACAGATTGGGTGTTTATCCAGGAACTCTTCATGTTGAGAGTTGGTTTGGAGTTGGTCAGGGATATATTTCTTTGCATATGCATATTGTAATAATTCAGCGTAGTCTTTTAAATTTCCATTAAAGAAAAAGTATGGTTCTAAATAGCATCGTTCCCTTTGTACTTCTCCTTTTTGACATTCGTGTATAGGTTCGTGCCATTCGGTTATTGCCATATTATCACCATTATTATCCTTGTTGTATCTTATTTTTCTCTAATGAATGAATGGGTTAGTGTATTATGTTGAAGTAAACGTTAATCAAGATGGTTATGATTGTTAATCCGACACCAATTAGGGCTAGTAATTGCGATACACGATTATGATTATCCATATTGGTTTGTTTTTGTAGTGCTAGTTCGGTTTCGATGGCTTTTAATCTTAATTCGAGGTCGGTGTCTCCTTGCCGTGATTGTATCAATAATTGATTGACATTCTCATTAAGCCGGTCTAGTTTGTTTTCCATCTTATCCATCTTAGTGTATAATTCATCGATTCGTTTGTCTTTGAAATCCGCCCTTGTTTCTAGTTCGGTTATCTTACGTGATTGGGTTTGTATTTGTTCTTCGTGTAGGCATTCGACTCCACTCATCCTATCCTCCTAACTTTATTATTTTCATGGTTCTGTTATTATACACTCAAAGCAAGTCAAAAGGATTAGGGTTAGTTTTATTTTCGTAGCCGTAGGCGGTGCAATTCTTTCTGGATCGCCTCATACTCTGACTCATCGGTTTCATGCCTATGCGGTCCAAGTGTGCCTGTGCCTTTTTTTCTTGCCCAACAGTATACTTTGTTTTTCGTGTACCATCGACTAAAATATACCCGTGATTTGAGTCTGCGGGCTTCCTGACTACATTCTTGTGAACAGTATCTTTGGTTGTTCGTTGTTTTTTTGTATGGTTTTCCGCATAGTTGGCAGTAGTGAGTGGTCATATTAAAAATAGTGTTAAAAGTATTATTTTTTTTGGTAGTGGTAAAAAAAGGGGAGTTTTGAGGCCCATAAAGAAAAAGGTGTTTATGGTTGCTGAAGCCCCCAATGGTACTCCCCCGTTTTTTTACTAGGTTATGATATAGTTGCATATTTTTATATCGTATGATTCCTTAAACAATGGTTTCTTTTTTTTTTTGGAAATATTGTGGCTTGGTTTGGGTTTGAACCAAAATCCATGCCCTACGCTTATTTAAAATGATTCTGTTTTTTCACCATTTTTGGATGATACTAAACCCTTTTGTGTTTCAAATCCTTTGTAGGAGGGACTTAATGAATACTATATTGCACAAATTATTGAAGATTGCTGTTATCTTGGCTATACTTATAGGAAATGGTAAAACTATTTTGGTATATGCTTTGCTTTGCGACGATTTGACTTTAATATTTGGAACTTGTATTATGAATTGCATTACACTGTGGTATAAAAGAAAAATAAAGGGAATACAGGGGAAGATTAGTATTATTATTTGTTTTGGGAAGTATCATCCAAAAATTTTGATTAGGTGAAAATGTTAAGCTCCCACTAGGTTATCCTTTGTTTTCCTCCTATACTATTAATAATTCTAGACGGTTTAGGTTCGGAGCCGTAGTCTTTTGATTTCCCTTTGTATCCGCTCATACTCCGCCTCATCATCGGTTAACCTGTGTTGTGTTAGGTTGCCGGTTCCAGGACGGAAAGCACTATTGTCTATGATTTGTTTATTCCTTATCTTGTTGTATCGTCGGCGTGCATACTCGCATTTCTGTTCACGATGCCGATTATTACTGCAAGTTTTACTGCAATATTTTTGGTTGGGATACCGTGGAATAAAGGTGGTTCCGCAGTATCCGCATTTCATTCCCGTTCCAACCTGTTCTCATATAATCTGATACATATTCGTAGGTCTTCAAGGTCGGACTTTATCCGTTGGTTAGTGTCTGGATCCAAACCATTTTTTGGTAATTGTTGGTAGAAGTTTTGTATGAATCTTTCCAGGTCATTGATTGTATCGTTTATGATGTTTAGGTTTCGTTTGGTTTTCATCTTATCCTCTTCTCCCTGAGTAGTCTTTCTTGTTCATTTACTAGTTCTTGGCGGAAGTTTACTAGTTCTTGTTTTCTTTCATCAAGTTTAGTGATTCTTTTGTCTATCATGGTTATGCTTTGTTGTACTTCTCGTAGTAGGTTTTCTAATTGATTAGGCATTATTATCAGCTTCTTAATATTTTCCTTATCTTACTTATGGTTCTTTCGTATTCATTGATTCGTCTGTCTTGTCGGTTGAGCTCATCAATTATCTTGTGGGCTTCCTTGTCGGTTAATCTTGCAAGGTAATTGTCATCTTTTTTGATTAGCCTGTTCTGTATGTCGTAAGTGTATCTGCCATTCATCATAACTGTCTCCAATAGATGCCTCTTCTGGTTAGGCATTGGCTCAGGTAGCCGGGGCTTACATTTAATTCCGCAGCTACTTCTTTGAGTTTTTTGCCTTGATCGTGTTGTTCTTTCCACCAGCTTTTTGGTATTTTTCGGATTGTGTCTTTGTTTGGGCTGCTTCGTAGGTTTGGCCACCCGTAGGTTCGTCTTGCTTGTTCTACTAGGTCTTTTAGGGGTACTGTTTTTGTTTCTGTCATAATGTTTTTCACCATCTTAGTTTTTTGTTTAGTTCTTTTTCTGTTGTGTCTGTTGTGTCGTGTACGAGCCATAAGCGGATATGGTAGTTGCTTATGTGTCTGCATTGTGGGCATTGTACATAATACTTCCTGTGTGTTATGTAGTGTAGGAATGCCCAAACCTCGCTAATATGGATTGGGCTTCCACAATAATTACATTTCAATCGTTGCATGGTGGTCTCCGTTCTTCATCTGTTAAGGTGTTCCAGTGTTCAAAGTCACAACAATCGTGGATTAGTGTTTTGTGTCCTGTGTGTCCTTTGTGGCAGTATTCGCCATTATCGTCTTGGTCAAGGTATATACAATTATCACAATCACTCATCGCATCATCTCTCGTAATCTTTTGTCTGTTGCTTCTGAAAAAGCAATATATTTTTTATTTAATCCTTTCAATTCTTTTCTTAACCACTCATTCTCTTTTTTGAGAGTCTTGTTTTCATCGTTTAACTCATTCAATAAGTCAACTAACTCTTGTCTTTGTTGATATGCAACAACCCAATAAGTAACTCTGCCACCATCTTCTGCTTGTTTTTGATTGTCAAATATTGTTTCATCTAACAGTTCAAATCGTTCATCACTCATTCTAACCACATCTCCCTAATGCTTGGCGGAATTTTTTCTAAATCTTCCCTCAATTCGATTATCTTCTTTCTTAATAGTTTGATTTCGTTATTTTGTCTTTCGTGTTCATCATTCATCAATCGTATTAAACCGAAAAACTTGTAAATATTATCATAAACCTTACCAGTTTCAACATCAGTTACAATAATCTCGCCAACCTCATTAGTGCTTACAACAAACTTATCAGTCATACATTCTCACCACCTAATGTTCATATCCCATCACATCTATATCAGGAATATATTTAAGCGAATAAATACTGGTTAAAATAAAAAATACCATACTTATTATTAAAATATTCTTGTTCATGCTATGAAGTCCTATTAATAGGCTCACATATGAAATAAGGAGAAGTAATAATTGAATAAATCGCTTATTTTTTTCACTCATCAATCATCACCACTACCTTTTTGCCATCGTATATACTCTATTGCTAAATCTTTACTAACAATGAAAGCATTCAACCGTTTTATCCTTCCTTGTAATCGCTTATTCTCATCTCGCAATATTTCATTCTCCCGTTCTATATCCTTCTCTCCGAATAATTGGTCATCAGTCAAATCTCATCCCTCCAATGCTCTAATTCTATTTCAACCTTACTATGAGCAAGAATAAGACTGTCCTCCTGAGGATACTTCTCACTCAAAACATTAAGTTCATGTAATAATGATTCCAATACAGTAATCCTTTCAATAATACTTTTTTTACTCATCACACCCAACCACCCTATTTCGCATTATTATGTACCCATCAAGTGTTTCATCTATTGATTCACAGATTGCATCATAATCCCAATCGAATTGTTCCAATAAATCTCTTTCTTTTTGTGCTTCTTCTAATGTTTCAAAAGAACCAAAATACCCCTCACATCCTTTAGATAATCTTTGGATATAATATTTCATTTTTTTCCCATTAGTTATTTTGCCAATATACCTCATAGGATTTGGTTCTTTTATCCAATTTTGTTTAATTAATCTCTCTTTAGCAATAATCGCTTCTTCAAGAGTTTCATATGTTCCATAATAATGGGGTTTGCCTTTGATTTTATGAACTATCATAAACTTTCCATTAGGTTTTACCCATATGTTTTGAACTCCACTTTTAGATTTAACCTCCATATTAAACCTCCAACAATAAACAATCCATATGTTCCACATACTTTTTCTTCAATAAGTTAGGGTCTTCCATAAAATAGGATTGTCTTGTTGTATCCTTGCTCCTGCCCTGTAAACTATCAATATCCTCCATGCTCATACCATTATTGAACAATGTGCTGGCATGGTATTTGCGGAGCATATGGCTTCTGAATTTATTGAATGTCCTAACTTTACCTAAATGCAGTTGATTATTGATTTGGTTAAACTGTTTATTCCAAAAGTAGAGGGTTAAATCAAAAAGAGGATCATGGAGTTTTAAATTATCCCTAGTACGCAAATATTGTAAAACTTCGTGATTAGCTTGAGGGGTGCAATAAGTGAAATAATATTTGTTTGTTTTCTGTCTTTTCAATTTAAAACAAGGGACATTATTTGTATTAACTTCTGAAAACAAAGTGTTAATTGGTTTATCATACTCATTAACACCATTGGCGTCTAAATAATCTTTTACTGTAAGATTTAATGTTTCCCTTCTAGCACAACCCGTGCTTGTTTCAAACAGGATAATTGCTTTCATTACAGGGGCCGCAATAAGGTATGCCCTTTCAATCTCATCTTTTGAAGGCAAATCCTCATAACAGATAGGGGCCAAATCGTTTGTATTTTTATCATTTAACTTGGGTAATGACCCCACCTCAATCTCCATATGTCTTAAAATAGTGAGTAATTTACTATAATAAATTTTTGCACTACTCTTTAAGAAATGATTATAAAGATAATTACGGTATTGGATTAAATGTTGTTTCAATGTTCTTTTTTTCCAAACAAGAGTGTCCTCTTCATCATAATACAAATCTATTAATGAAGCGAAACTTTGATTAAATAATTCAGTGTAATGGTCAATTGTTTGGAGGTATGTTTCTTTTGTTTTGGGTTTTATATTCCTTGCAAGAGCTATTGCTTCTACAATCGGATAATCTTCTTCAAATGTTAATCTATTTGATGCCATTTCTAATCCTCTTTATACTTGATTATACAATACCTACACCATTGGCAAAATCCTTCGCCAAATAAACAATAATCCGCCTCACTCATAATATCCGTGCCTCGTAATCTTTGATTAAATCCTCCAACTCATCCACCAAACCAATAAACGCATTATCAAACTCTTCCGTATGGTAATCAAGTGGCAGGTCTAGCATTAGTTGGCTATGCCCAATCCTGAGATTACTCAAACTCAACTTAATATAATTCAAATCCTTAATGCATTTCACTTTATCCTCCGCTTGTACTACTTCCAACATCCTTAATAATCCTCCTCATTCATTAGATCACATCCATATCCAAGTACTCATAGATATCCGGCCAATCTTCCTGGACATTCTCATAAATATCTAACAAGTACTCAATTATCTGATTGAAGCTAACATCTTCAATTGCTATGTTGCGTAAGCGATTCTTGTTGTCTTCACTTACGCTTATTGTATGTCTTTTCGCCATTTTAAAAATCTCCTAAACTTGTCTGTATGCTTCTTTTACCTTTTTTGCAGTAATACCGGGGAGTCTTGTCATCTATGCAACCAGTTCTTCTGATGTCGCACATATGACAACTAACCACACCATCCTCAGTATCATTCAATCTTACATAATCCTTCCAATCATAGTCACTCCTTGGCTCCTGGTAAGGCTTGTACCCCTTATAATCCTTGCTGTTGAAATCATCACATGACTCACAAAATATTATCAATCCTCCTTTTTATGAATAAACTCATATAGATTATTCGCAGTGATTTCCCCTATTGATTTGACCTTGTTAAAATCCTCAACAGAACAATTAATTAAATCGTGTAGCCTTTTGATGTTTAATGTTTCCTTAATCAGTTTTGCCTTCTTATCACTCACACCCTTAACACTACACAAGACACTATCCACCGCGGAAGCAGATTTAACAAGATTCTTAACCTCACTACCATAAGTTTTACTTTCACAACATTTCTGAGCTTGAAGTAGCATCTCTTGGAAAGCCACACTCTCACTTGCTGCATAGATTACTGGGCAGATGGTCTGCACCCGTCTTATTGCTCCTTCGTATCTTGCATAAGTTGATTTGATATATTTTTGGTAATCATATGTGTATTGCTTTCTCACAATATAAGATTCCCAACTATCCAAGATATAATCCTGCAAATTGCCCTCTACAATCAGGTAACTGTAAGGATAGGTTACTGTTTGGTTAACACACTCATCAAATAAACGACCATTAGTGATGCTCTTCATCAGGTCATCGATTAGTTTATACTCAAAAACTACTTGGTTATTGAATAGGTAATCCCCGTAGGTTAGTTGTCGTATTTCGCAATCGTAGCCCTTAGTAGAATAATACTCTTGGGCTCGGCTCTTCCTTGTAGATGTCAAGCCATGTGGACCATGCTCACGAGTATCAATAATTATCCTCATTGTATCACATCGGACTTATTCAAATTGCAAGCCTTACATAATGTTTGCAAGTTAGATAACTCATCAGTTCCACCTTTGCTTACTGGAATAATGTGATCAATATGCAAAGTCACTCCATCCTCTTTCCTGGCACCACATTCGCAGCAGGTATAATTGTCTCTTTTAAACACTTCGTGTCTTAATCCTCTTGGAATGTGAGTTCTTTTCCTTTTAGGGTTACTTTGCTTATTATACACTAAATTCACTTTAAATGATTTAATTCTGATTTCACCTAATTTTGTTTGATTAGTTAAATCCTCAATAAATTTAGATAAAGGTTCACCCAACAAATGACTATTAAAACTACTGTCTTCAAATTCTTCATCATCTGCTCCGAATTGGCAATGATGCATTTCTTTATCATCATCTTTTAAGAAGATTCCATGGAAATAATAATCAAGTATTAGATAATCCCCGTATAATTTTACTAATGCTTTGAAATGGTTTAACAATTCTCTTAATGAATATTCTAATGACCAGAAATAATTTCTATGGGCTGGTTTTTTAACTTCAGAAATGTATAATGAATTTCTTTCCTCAAACTTGTCTGGATTCATGAAGATTTGCCTTTTTGTTTTAGAATCAAATTGGTTATAGAATTCATCTTCAAGTTCATCATGAATTTTAAAGTAATCTGAATCACTTTTATAAATCATATCCACGAAGTTTCCTTTTTTGTTTATGGTTAATGGAATCATTTAATCACTTCCATACTGTTCTTTTAGTTCTTTTTCTATGCCGTGTATTATTTTTTGAATATTCCCAGGACTGTATTTTGGATCGTCAAGCCAAGTTCCTTTTGGATAAAGGTGGTAATAGGGTTTTGTCCAGTGTGTTGGCAATTCGCTTTTTGTTTGGCAAAACTCAACCAATAATCTTCCTAGGGCTTGTCTTTCCTTAATAACTATGGAATACAGTTCTTTCCATTGTTCAAGGTCATATTCTAATTGTAATCGTTTCTGCTTTCGTATATAGTTCTCATTATCCAAAGGACAATCTAAGGGGTGCATACAGCAGCTGCATTTGTCACCCTCACTGAAACCACACTCATTAGGATTTATTTTTGTCTGTTCGTAGGTTTCCCATCGTTTTTGGGTCATCTGTTTGAGCAGGTCATCGAATTGTCCCATAGTATCACCATTTTCTGTTTTGCCATTTTGCCATGAAAAAAGGGTACTTTTTCACATATACCCTGTTGTTTTAAACCTCACTTTTTGTGTCAAAATGTCAAAACTCATTTTTTGTTTTCCTATAATCCTTCTCCTTCTTTATTTCATTGTTTAACTGTGGTCCTTGTATTGTTTGGGTTTTGCCATACAATGCCATACCCTGATTTGCATTTTGGCAAAACACAATTCTTTTAAGCCTCCTTGTCACACTCCGCCCAGAAAGGCCGCTCCACTAAGGGGTCCTGATTGAAAATGCTCAAACCTTCACAGACCTTATCCTTTGCTAAGAACCTTTCCATTTCTTCACCGGCTTCAAGTATGACAATCCTTTTACTGCCTTCCGATAACTGCAAAGTGTCAATCCATTCCTTACCCTTTCGCATTGTCAAATCATACAAATTACCAGTCCTGCCACGGTCCTTAACACTCAACAATTTCGCCTCTCTTAATTCGTCAATGTACCTGTAAATACTCCTACGGGATAAACCAAGTTCGCTGACTTCTTCAAAACGATTAACTGTGAAACCATCCTGAAATGTGACTTGATACTCTTCATCATTGCCTTTCTGGTTCTCTGTTAATTCAAAGTATTTGTCATTAATCTCATTCAAAACATCCACAGCCTTAGGACTGATATTCATATTAATACTCTCGCGGTAACGATTGATTAAGCTGAAAAATAATTGAACATCCTCCAAGGTAACGTATAAGTATTTCTGACCATCTTTTTCAAAGATTTCGCGATTGTAATAATTCAAAGCACTAATGGTCTTAATGATGTTGTTATACTTGTCGCTGTCTCTCTTGTAGTAGATGCTGTCGCCTAATGATTCCACAACCAAACCAATATATGGATTGATGATTTCGATTTCTTGGAATTTCTTTTCCAGTATCTCAACCATCTCAGGAATTATTTCAGCCTCTTCATGATATCGTAGGAATTTCTGATAACTTTCACCCTTAATCTCCAAACTCATAAGCCGAGTATTAAAAGACTCCTTATTATTCATCCTTGGAGTAAGGAATAGGCTTCGGCTTATCTCCTGGTCATCAAACTTGTAACCAGGAACAGTCGTATAAGTCAAGGCCGGTCTTCCCATGAGAGTCATATCCATAACCTCCCATCCACCATCTTCACTTGGGATGCTGATAGGCCTGTTCAAATAACCGTCGGATTGCAGCTCCTTTATACGGTTCTTTGACTCCGCGATAAATTCCTGCTCGTTCAATCCTCCAAGGTCTCCATAGTTAACGATTTTATGATCATAGAACCATGGGTCGTCTTCGGAGCGTCGGAACATTGCGGATTCTGTTATGTTTTTTTCGTATTGTATGTGCTCTTCGGGGATTAGTTCGAGTGCGGTGTTTATTATGTGTGTTTTTCCGCTTCCGCCTTCGCCTAAGGCGATTATGCTTATGGGTTCGTGTAGTATTATTTGGCTGCAATAGGCTATCCATGCGAGTAGGATGTTGTTTCGTTCGCCTGCTGTTAGCCAGTCTATGTGGCTTGCTACCCATACCACTGGTTGCTTTAAAGTAGGTAGTATTTTTTTGGCTTTGTTTATTCTTTCGGCTTTTTCATGGTCTCTGGCCCTTTTTTGTTCTAGTTCTTCTTGTTTTTCTAGGTTTAGTAGGGCTTGGAGTTTTTGGTGTAGGATTGCTTTGAGGTCGTCGAAGTCGTGGTTGACGGCGTCGGCTGATAGTCTTTTGTTAGGGTTTAGGTGTTTTCTTATTTCTTTGCCTATGTTGGTTGTGGCTCCGAGTTCTAATGGTAAGCGGCCGGTGTATTCTCCGATTTTTTGGCCGTTCCTAAAAAAAGTGTATTTTGCTTGGCTATGCTTTTTTGGGTGTGGTGTTATGTCTATTGCATAGTTTGTGTCTTCGCCGAATTGTATTGGTTTGTTTATGTCTACCGTCTTGTTCACCTCCTAATCCATTATTTTAAAAAAAAAGAGGGTGGAAGATTTAGGCTTCTTCCACATGGTTTAATAATTCTTTGCAGGTTTCTTCAGTGAAGTCTGGGTATTGGTTGTCGAATGCCCAAAGCTTGCTGATACGGGCGAAGTTTTTCTTGGTTAGT